CAGATCGGCGACCCGAAAAAGGATGCGTCTCAGTCCTTCAACTCGCTCGGCCGCGTCAGCCCGAACGACGAGATGGGCGAGGCGATGGTCTACGCGCTCGGAGGGCCCGCCGGCGTCGAACGCCTGCGCGAGTCCTACGCCATGCAGCAGGTCGGCGCGGCGCTCGCGCGGCTGAGCGAGAACCGCTGGGACCAGGGTGCGGTCGATGCCGAGATAGAGAAGCTGCTCGCGCCTGCGGCCACGAACGGGAACGGGGCTAGTGGCGGCTCCGGCGACTAGCGCGCCGCCGAGCGAAGAACAGCAGCAGCGGCAGCGCCGCGCGCCTGCCGTTCCTCCCACGCCCGCGCCGCCAGCGCCGCCGAGCGCCGGCGGGATCGCCTCGACGGCCGCGACGCTCGCGCTGATCGACGGCTTCAACCAGCGCAGCGGGACCGACAACGCCGGATGGCTGCGCGCCTACTCGCGCGCGCACCTGCCGCAGGAAGCCGCCCTCGAGCTGCAAGCCGACGAGGCCGCGCGCGAGCTCGCGTTCTCGCGCAACTCGCGCCAGCGCGTGCAGGAAGGGCTCGCGAAAGTGCTGCCCGTCGAGGACCCCGACCTGCGCCGCGCCGCGCTGCAGGGCCTGCTCGGCCGCGAGCGCCAGTACGCCGTGCTGCGCTCGCAAGCCGTCGCCGTGCGCGCGCACGCGCTGCGGAACTTCGTCGACGTGCAGAAGGTCTCGCCGCAAGGCGCGCTGTGGATGCTCAACCCGCTTGTGAAACAGCACACGCCCGACTGCATCGCGCTCTCTGGCCGCTTCTGGCCGTGGGCGATCCTGGCGAAGATTCGGCCGCCGCGTCATGGCGGCTGCCGCTGCTACTTGATCGGCGCGGCCGAGGCGCTGCGGCGCGGGGTGTGGAACGGGATCGTGCCGAGCGAGGATGAGGCGTGGGCTCTGCTCGCGCAGCTGCTACCCGACGACGACGAGCACTAGGAGGCGACAAAACGATGGACGACGAGCACGCACAGAGGCTGCATACTGAGAGGCACGGCGACTGGGAGTTCGGGATATTCCAGACGGATGACGGTGGGCTGCGCGGCCGCGCCGTGCGCGTTGAGAACGAGAGCCTGTCATGAGCGGCGACGCGAAGCCGACTATCGGACGCATCGTGAGCTACCGCTCGAAGACTGGCGACTACGACCTACCGGCGATCATCACCGGCACGCGCGAGACGATGAGCGCGGCGGGCCTGGCGCGCGCCGACAGCGAGGAGGGGGAGCGACTGGTCCTCTCGACCGACACGCATGTGCACCTGTTCGTGGTCACGCCCGGCGCGCAGGGCCATTACCAGGAGCACAACGTGCCGATGCATCCGACCACGCTCGCCGAGCACATCGGCGTGCGGCGCGAGACGCGGGCGCAGCCGGAGCCGCGCACCTGGCGCTGGCCGGAGCGCATCTGATGGCAGCGCATCGCCGGTATCCGACGCCGGCCGAACAGTTCGTCTCGCTCGCGCGCGCCGCGCGCCTCGAGGGGATGACCTTCGAGCAGTTCTGGACGGAGGTCGTCTTCCCGACGTGGCCGAACGGCCAACGCCGCCTGATCGTCTGGCGCACAACCGACGCGCCGGAGGCAGCGGTGCGATGGCCGAACGACGGCGAGGAGCGCGGCTACTGGGAGTTCGGGATCAAGGAGACGAAGGCCGCCTGGCAGGAGGCGTACGAACAGACGCAGACGCCGCTTGGCGACGCCATGCGCTCTCTCGCGCCGAGCGGTTTGCCCACGCGGCAGGCGCTACCTTCTGCTGCATGAGCGGCTCGCTGATCTTCGCCTCGCAGGAGCTCGCGGAGAGCGTCAAGACGGCTGCTCTGTCGGTCACGCACGCGCCGATCGGCAAGGGCGGCTCGAACTGGATCACGAAGACGAAGCCCGGCAACCAGGGCGAACTTCCGGCCTACATTCAGAACGTCCGCAACGCGATCATGCGCCACGAGCCCGACGAGAGCAAGGCGACCGCCATCGCGATCGGGCGCGTGCGCGACTGGGCCGAGGGCAAGGGTGGCGTCAAACCGGAGGTCAAGGCCGCGGCCGCGAAGGCGATCGCCGAGTGGGAGGCGCTGAAAGGCAAGAACGACGCGCGCAAAGCTGCCGACGCGGTACGGGAGCATTCGGCGGGAGGGTGTACCGTTCTCGGGGTGGACCCCGTCACCGACATGCTTTTCGAGGACGTGGACACCTCGGCGCTGAACATGCCGAGTTCGCGCCACCGCGACGGCAAGTTCTCCAACCTGAAGGGGCGCATCACTGGGCGCGGCAAGCCGTTCGCCTCGATGATGGACGAACTGCGAGCGCGCGGCCACGTCAAGAACACGCCCGGCAAAGGTGCGCCGGAGGTGGACATCGGCACGAGTCCGGACAGCGGCGGCATCGGCGGATGGATGTACGGCACGATGCCCGATACCTTCGCGACGAGCGTCGCGTTCGGGGGACTCGGTGAGGACGCGATCAACTGGGACACCGTTATCGCCGAGGGCTACCAGGCGATTGCCTTGCGCGAGCAGGCCGCGCTCGCCGAGTCCGAGCGCGCGGCCACGGAGCTGCGCGAGGCGCTGCTGCAAGAGCGCGCGATCCCGCAAGCGCGCCGCGAGAAACTGCTCGCCAAGGGGCAGGCGATCAAGAACGACGACGGGTCGATCGCCTACCCGATCGAGAACGCGAAGGACCTCGAGAACGCGGCGACCCTCGCGCGCTCCGGCCACGGCAACGTGCCGGCGGCAAAGCGGCTGATCGCGAAGATGGCGACTAAGCTCGGTGTCAAGAATCCGCTGCAGGAGGCCGACGCGCCGCGCCTCACCGCCGAACCCGCGATCAAGAAGGGCGACCGCGTGCGCGTACGCGCCGACGTCCACCTCGCGAGCCTGCACCAACTCCGCGGCCGGGACGGGAAGGTCGAGGAGGCGCGCGACATTCCGATGGGCGGCAACGGCGCGGCGATGCGCAAGCTCAGCGTCATGTTCGACAACGAAGACCGCGTCGAGCTCAACGCTGCGCACGTCCACCGGATCCCGCGGGCCCAGCCCGTGCAGAAGGTCGTCGAGGCCGAACTGCAGGAGGCGTCGATCACATCGAAGCTCAAGCGGCTGCGCCCCGGCCAGGACACGAAGGTCGGCACCTACCGGATCAAGGGCAAGGTCGGCGGCGGCTACAAGCTCAGCCACGAACGCGACGGCAAGACCGAGCATCTCGGCGAGCACCGCAGCGTCTCGTCGGTGACGACGCGCATCGCCTCGCACCGCAAGCTCAACGAGGCCGTCGCCGAGCTCGAAGACCTGCTCGAGGGCGACGGCCCGCGCGACTACGGCGAGGATGCATGGTCCGGCGCGCTGGCGCGCGCCCGGTCCCTCAACCAGGGCGAGACGATGCGCTTCCCCGACGGGACCGCGCTCAAGCGCCACGCCTCGGCCGACGGCCGCGACCAGTGGAGCGCCGGCACGCCGAGCACGTGGCGCGAGGACGGCACCTCGTGGAACTCGCCGCACCGTACGCCCGAGCGCGCCGTGCAGTCGGCGATGGAGGGCAGCGCGGCGTCGACGGACCCCGAGTCGCTCGGCGGTAGTAATTCCTACTACCGCGGCATGACCGTTCTCGCCGGCGGCAACGGCCTGCGCTTCGCCGGCGTCAGCCCGACGACGGGCAACGCGCTCGTCGCCAATCCCTCGTCGCTGGACTACCGCCCGCAAGAGGTCGAGTGGTCCGCGCTCAAGCCGAACTCGGCGACGACCTACCAGCGCCAGTGATCGACGGCGCGCCGTACTGCGCCAGCGGCTAGGCTCCGAATCGATGCCAAACTACGACGACAGACACTACTCACCAGGGGAGCAAGCGATCCTTCGCGAGCTCCGCATTCTCAGAAGGGACCTAAACACCGTGACAAGTACGCTGCAGCAGGGCCTCGAAGCGAAGATCGCCGAGGACGAGCAGGCCGTCGAAGCGCTCGCCACGCGCGTCGCCACGTCGCAGGCTGCGCTCGAAGCGGCGGTCGCCGCCGCGAACAGCGCAGGCGTCGAAGCGGCTCCGCTGGAAGCGGCGCTCGCTTCGATCAAGGAACACGCCGACGCGATCGACGCCGCGAAAGGCGAAGAAGCGCCCGCCGAAGGTGTGAGCGGGAAATTCGAAGAAATCAAGGCGGAAGAAGCGCCCGCCTCCTGACGTTCCTCCGGTCGGCCGCCGCGAGCCCTGACGGCTCGCGGTGTGCCGGTCGGACCTGCGCCGTGTCGGTTTGCACGCCGGCACGCGCGTATCCTCCGCTCCCGTGAGCGAGGAGAACCCCACCGTCGAAGGCGACCTGCTCGAGGGCGACGAACTCACCCAGGTCGGCCCCCTGATCGAGGCGTCGGCGAGGGTGATCGTCCCGAAGAAGGGCAAGCTGTTCGAGTCGGACGGCAGCGTCGGGGTTTGCATCATCCGACCGTGCGTGAGCCGCGGCCGCAGGCTGCGCGGGCTCTCCCCGATCTACACGCCGAAGATGCTCGAGCAGAACGCCGGCGTGTTCGGTGGCTGGCACATGTTCATGGATCATCTCAGCGAGCAGATGGTCGAGGCGGTGCGCAAACGCGAACGCTCGATCCGCGAACTCGGTGGGCGCATCCTCGTTGAGGGGCTGCACTTCGCCTCGGACTTCCGTCGCAAGGACGATGCCGACTTTGGCTATCGCCCCGGCGGCGTGATCGGCCGCGCGATCCCGCAGCCGCCGGTGCGTGCCATGCTCGAGGCCGACCCAGAGATCCTGCACACGTCGATCAACGCCTACCCGACGGGCGCACGCGAGGGCCAGATGTGGGGCCAGAAGGGGATGCTGGTTGAGGGCATCCGGCGCAAGCCGCAGGGAAGCGTCGACTGGGTTCTGCGCGGCGGCGCAGGCGGTCACGTTCTGTCCGAGGACGAAGCCCTTGCGGTTTCACTTTTGGAGGCGTACTACGATGCCGCACCAGACGACATGGCCGGCCTTGACGACATCACGATGGAGCAGCTCGCGGAGGCGGTCAAGGACCGCAACCCGAAGCTCCACGTGCAGCTCACGGAGGCCATGAGCGGTAAGGCGACTTGCCCCGACTGCGGCAAATCCTTCCCAGCGGATGCGCTGGCCGCTCACATGAAGAGCGAGCACGGCGGCAAGCCCGGCAAGGGCAAGAAGGCCGCGAAGGTCGCCGAGGGCGACGACTTCCTCACGCCCGAAGACCTCGCCGAGGCTCTGCGCGAGCAGCGCGAGGAGCTCAGCCGCGACTTCGCGACGAAGCTCAGCGAGCACGACGACTCCGTCAAGGAGGCCGCCGAGCAGATGCTCGCCGAGCGCGCCGGCTACACCTCGCTCGAGGAGGAAGCCCGAAAGCTGATCGAGAAAGCCGGACTGCCGCCCATGTGGGAGGAGCAGCTACGCGCCCGCTACACCGTCCTGCCGTCGGGCCCCGCACCGGGACTCGCCAATCTCGCCGAGAGCGAGAAGGACGACGGCACGAAGGTAACGCTGGTCGAGGCGCTGCACACGTCGATCGACAAAGACGTCCAGCACGCCGCCAAGATGATCCGCGAGGCGGGCGGGACCGCCGTCGTGCGCGGGCTCGGCGGCCTGGTCTCCGAGTCGGCGAACTCCGCCGGCGGCGCGGCCGCGGCCGGCGCGCGCACCCCGACGCCGACATGGCGCGATGGTCTTCTCACGGTCAAGGAGGGCGAGTCCGAAGACGACGCTCTCGCCGAGATGCTTCGGGAGGGCGCGGCCTAATGGCTTACGAGGGTCTAGGCGTCCGCCACGAGGCGATCGCGTCGAAGATTTGCCAGCACGGGCAGATCGTCGTCGAGGACAACATTGTCGGCAGCGCATTCAAGTCGCTGCAGCTCACCCCGTTCGTTGACCCGATCGCGACGGACGGCGAAGGTCATCTGCTCTCGCAGCAGATCGCGGTCAGCGAGAGCTTCGAGATTCAGATTGGCGGCATGCACGAGTTGCCGCTCGTCGGTGAACTCGAGGGCCTTGAGGTCGGCGATCGCGTCTACGTCCGCGCCAGCGACAACCACGTGTTCGGAGCGCCGACCACCGGCGGCACCAACGAGGTCCAGACGCTAACGCTCGAAGGCGTCACGGGAGGTACCTACACCCTCGAATTCGAGGGTGATGTGACGGGCAACATCTCGCCCACCGCGACGTTCAAACAGGTTCAGGAAGCCCTCGAAGCGCTCGCGGACATCGAGGAAGGCGACATCACCGTCGCCGGCTCGGCGGGCGGACCCTACACGGTCACGTTCAGAGGTCGCTACCAGTCCACGAATGTGCCGGCGCTCGTGGCCAACAACGCGGGGTTGATCGGAACGACGCCGAAAGTCAAAGTGGCGACGACGAGCGAAGGCGCCGCAGGCGCGGGCAACTTCCCCGTCGGCGTCATCTCCGAAGTCGATGTCTCGCGCGAACCCGCCGTCGCGCGGGTCAACGCGAACGTCTGGCAGTCCTTCCTACAGGCTGGGAGCGTGACCTGATGCGCCCATACGGCCGCTGGGGCAAGCACATTGAGCTTTTCGAGCAGTACGAGACCTTCCGCGATGACCCGAAGGTGCAGGAGATGCTCATGCAGGAGGCCTACCAGGGCGGACCCGTTCGTCCTGGGACCGGTGGACCGGAGGGTCGCGCCGACTTCCCGCTCTACCTGCAGACGGTCATCCGGCACACGATGCGCGAGCGCTTCCAGACGGTCGCCGCGAAGTGGGACTCCTACATGGGGATCGAAAACGCGCTCGACTTCCGCGAGCACACGGTCTCGCAGATCAACGGGGTTCTCGGCGTCGGGGACGTGCAGGAGGACGGCGAGTACCCGAAGATGCGCACGTCGGAGACTCCCGGCCCGTCCTTCGCCGTCGGCAAGCACGGCGGCACCTACGACGTCACGATGGAGCTGGTCATCAACGACCAGGTCGACTACATCCTGAACCGCACGCCGCGCGAGCTCGGCCGCACGATGGCGGAGTACATCTCCCGCGTGATCGTCGCGTTCATCGAGAGCGACCCGACGTACACGCCCGACGGCGAACCGTACTTCTCCAACGCCCACGAAAACAACATCGTCGGTGAAGCGGCCGAGGCGAACGAGGCCAACCTGCTCGCCGCGCTGGACATCATGCAGCTGCGCCGCGCCGCGGACAGCCACACGCCGTTCACGGTGCAGCCGAGCAAGATCCTCGTGCGCGCGCCGAGCCACAAGGCGCGGTTCGACGCGATCATCCGCTCGCAGCTCACCGGCGTGCGCCAGGACGCTCCGAGCAACCCGGGCTTCGGCGTCTTCTTCGCGGGCAACTACAACCCCGCCTTCAACGTCCTGCCTCCCGACGCCGTCGTGCAGGAGCCTTGGCTCAACACGCCGCAGGACTATTACATCTTCGGCGACGCGGCCGACCGCGCGCCCTTCGTGATCGCGTTCCTGCAGGGCAACCAGACGCCCTTTATCGGCCTGCGCGACCCGCAGGTCCGGGACGCCTTCTCGAACACGAGCGACCCGTACTCGTGGTGGTTCGACCAGATCGCATTCAAGCTGCGGCACTTCTTCGGCGTCGCCGCCGGCGAGCCGATGGCCGCGATGCGGATGGTCCCAGCCTGATGCCGACGGCTGAGCACACCGCCAAAGGCGCGACGTTCAGCGTCGGCCCGATGGACGTGGACAGTGCCGCCGGGCTAACGCACCGCCTCGGCACGCATAACAAAGCGGGCGCGCTGCTGAAGCGCCACGCCGCGTCCTTCCCTCGCGCGCTGATGCGCGTGCTCGAGCTGCCGAAGGACGACGCCGCGAGCCGCGCGATCAACAAGCGCTGCCTCGACGCCGTCCGCGACGCGGCACTCTCGGCGAAGGGTCGCCACCAGTTCATGCGCGAGGACGATGAGATCCTCGCCGGCGGTTGTGCGCTGCGCGAAGACCCCGCCAGCCACGAGCGGTTCGTGACCATGATCTACCGCCGACCGTCTGGGCGCATCGCCCGCGGTGCGATCGGTGCAGAGTCCGTGCTCGGCCTCGACGACGCGATCACCGACCAGAAGGCCGAAGACGCCGTCGAGAAAGGTGGCCTGCACATGGCCACCGGCATCTGCGAGGCACTCCCGCCGCAGAGCTTCGACACCGGCGCCGAGCTCGACGAGGCGCGCGAGGAGACCGAGCGCGTGCGCCAGGAGGCGCAGGGGCGCGAGCGCGAGCAGGCGAACACCCTGCGCGAGATGCAGGAACGCCTCGCCGCGCTCGAGGACGCGGAACCCTTCAGCGGCTACGGCGAGACGAACGCCAAGGATCTCGCTGCACAGATCAAGGCGGAGGGCCTATCGCTGTACGGCCGCGTCGGCCTCGAGCGCATCGTCTCCTACGAGGAGGCCCACCAGAACCGCTCGACCGTCGTCGACGCCGCCAAGGACGTCCTCGCGGCGGCCGAGGCCGCAGCCACCTAGGCTGAGGCGTCCCGATGGACGCCGTCGCGAACTTCTCCTACACGACGGTCACGGTCGCGCCGTCGCCGGCGGCGAGCGGGACCGCTCTCACGGTCGCGGACTCCGAAGTGCTCCCGGCACCTCCTTTCAACGCCGTGGTCTGGCCGGCCGGTGCACCGATCCCGCTCGCCACGCAGGCCGAGATAGTCCGCGTCACCGCGAACGCTTCGGGCGTGCTGACGATAGTGCGCGACGCCGAGACGGGCGGCATCACACGCTCGATCCGCGTCGGCGATCAACTGATGGCGGCTGTCACGGCGGGTTTGCTGGAACAGATCGCGGGCGCCGGCGGCGGCGAGAGCAAACGACAGGTTCTCGCACTGCCGGCCTCCGGCGAACCGCTCGTCGGGCCGAATAGCGTCTACAGCACGACGCTCGCGAGCGCAACCGCGCGCAAACTCGCGCCGAGTCCCGCCGTTGGCGACACGGTCGTCGTCAAGGTCGTCGGCGCCGCGAACCTGACCGTCGAAGCCAATGCGGGGCAGACGATCGACGGAAAAGCCTCGATCGAAGTCGGCCTCGCCGCAGGCGCTGAAAACGACTCCGAGACCTTCATCTACGCGGGAGGCAACACATGGCTGAGAACCTGAAGCGCTACGCCTTTTGTTCGGCGTCAGTAGTGACTATCGTCGTCTTGTTGAGCATCGGCGGGGATGGGGGCGGTGCATCTGCGCCAACGCCAGGACGCGGCATCACGCAGGCTCACCGTAATCCCCTTACCGAAGCCGAAGTGAAAGCGCGCCTCCCGACTGAAGTCGTCATCGGGGCGTCGAAAAAAACCACGTCATCCTCCTTCGGCTCTGGCACCGTTGAAGAAGCCGCACTCGCTTCCGGCGCCGTTACGAACGCGAAGATCGCCGCAGGTACGATCGAAGGTGCCAAGCTCGTCGCGGGCACGATCGGCACGACGCAAATCGCGACTGGGGGCGTGCAGGAAAGCGATATCGGCAGCGAAGCCGTCGCTGAAGCCGCGATCAAATCGGCCGCAGTCACCGCCTCCAAGATCGCCACAGGTGCCATCACCGCGCTCAAGCTAGGTGCCGAATCCATCGAAACGAGCGCGATCAAAGCGCTCGCCGTGACCGAAGCCAAGCTCGCCTCTGAAGCCGTCGGTAGCGGAAAGCTCGCGTCCGCCGCGGTGATCGCCGCCAAGATCGGCGCCGAAGCGGTCGAAGCCGCGGCGCTGAAGACCGGAGCCGTCACCGAAGGCAAGCTGGCGTCCGAAGCCGTCGCGGCAGCGAAGCTAAAAACCGAAGCCGTGACGGAAGGCAAGATCGCGACGGGTGCAGTCACGGCAGCCAAGCTGGGAGCCGAAGCGGTCGAAGAAGGCAAGATCAAAGCTCTGGCGGTGAGCGCTGGCAAGATCGCGAGCGCGGCTGTCACGGCAGCCAAGCTCGGAGCCGAAGCGGTCGAAGCGGCAGCGATCAAGAAAGAAACGATCACCAAGGAAAAGCTCACCTCCTCACTGCAGAGCGAACTCAGCGTGCCGGGAGCGTGGAGCGCGCTAACGATGGGTCCGCACTCCGAAAGCTTCGCCGGAACCGAATATGAAGAACCGGCGGCGCGCATCGAAAGCGGGGGTGGGGCGGTGCGCTTGCGAGGGCCAATCAAACTCAGCGCCGAACTCAAAGCAGGGGAAACGCTGTTCACGCTGCCCGCAGGGATGCGTCCGAAAAAGATCCTGGTTATCCCCTACGGCGTACTTACGAAGAAACAACTCACCGAATTCTCGGGCGAAGGTCAGAACCGGGTGGGTGGTCTGATCCTCCAGCCAACCGGCGTTGTGGACGACAACGAAGTGCCCGTTCCGTCAGGAACGATCTACGTCCTCGACGGCATCACCTTCAACCTGACGTAGGCTGAAGTTGTGGAACTGCCGACGCCCGAAGCCCTCCGTGAGTTCAGCGCCGTGCTCGCAGCGCGGCTGCCGGCGGACGGCGGCGAGAACGACGCCTACCTGACGCGCGCGGCCAGCGTCGAGGGCCCGCTCGTCGCGCGCATGACCGGACGGAAGATCGGCTTTCTCAATATGCCGGGACGCAAGGTTGAGGAATGGCTCGAACCGATCGCAGTCAATGTGATCGCGCTGCGCATCGAGCGTGGCGTGATCCTCGGCCAGAAAGCCAAGACGCGCCAGGCGACGGTTGAGGGCGCGCGCCTCTCGAGCTTCTCGGCGGGCCCATACTCCGAGAGCTATCAGCCGATGGCGGCCGAGTTCTCCGGCCACGTGCTTGACCCCGACCGCCAGATTCACGACCTGCTGTGGGAGCTCTGCACCGAAGAAAAGCAGGGCTACTGGCGCGCGTACTGGGGCGGCTACAACATGCCCGCCGGCGCGGCGCAGGCGGTGCCGTGGACGATGCCCGGTCGCGTGCGCCAGGGGTATTAGCTACACAATGTGTACCTAAATGCCGCTCTCGAGCGTCACCGAAGACACCGTCACGCCGCTCACCGAGGACCTGTCCGGCAACTTCATCGAGGGCGAGCAGGAGGTCGAACTCGAGCGCGGCCGCAGCTTCCCCGGCGTGCTGTTCCTGCCGGCGACGCAGCAGCTCAACCGCATGGGCCGGCAGGTCACCAAGCCGACGCTGATGTACGAAACGAGCCAGGAAGACGACGAGGGCGAATTCGTCGCGGTCCTGCGCTCTGGCGATCGTGTCGGCATCGTCGCCGAAGAGCAGAACATCGCCGCGGGGCTCGCGCCCGACGCCGAGCTCGTGTGGATCGTCGATGGCACGCCGCAGCCGCTCGGCCGTCCGGGCGACGAACCGAAGGCGATGATGGTCGCGGTGAAGGCGGTCGAGGACTGATGCAGGGACGACGCCTGCCTGACGGCGAGATAACCGGCCCGGCGTGCTTCGAGCCGGGCGTCTACGGCCGCATCAAGGAGAACGGCGACTGGCACGCGTGCACGCCGCCGGGGATGCTCGCGAACCTCGCCGCGCATGACGTCGTCGAGCACGAGGACGGCACGATCACGGCAAGCCCGTCGATCCTTGTTTCAGACGGCACCGGCCGCGAATGGCACGGCTTCCTCGAGCGAGGCATCTGGCGGTCTGTCTGATGGGGAACCCAATCAGCTCGGCGGCCGAGCCCTACACCTACGAGGACCTACTGCGCGACCGCGACGTCAAGCTGACGCGCCTCGGCCCGGACTGCGCCTTCCAGTGGATCGTCGGCAGCGAGCAGCCCGATCGCCACGTAGGGATCATCTTCTGGCACCGCGCCGCCGACGGGCGCGCGTGCGGCGGCTACGTGAACTTCGACGCCACGCGCGAAGACCGCCCGGTCTGGACCGTCGAGAGCGAGGAGCCGCTCACCATCTCGCCGAGCGTTCTGTGCAACGGCGCACATGGCTGCGGTGGCTTCCACGGCTTCATCCGTGGAGGGTCCTGGGAGCCGGCCTGATGGGCTACACGCAGGTCGGCGACCTCGAGGCGATGTTCACGGTCGAGCCGTGGGAGCGCTGCGCCGAACGGATCGTCCGTCGCTGTGGCGATCGCCTGCTCGAGCTGGCCGAGGCGTACACGCCGATCGCCGTCGTGGACCCCGAAGAGCAGTTCGCGCGCCGCCGACTGCCGGGCACGCTCAAGCGCGCATGGCGCAGCGGCGAGGTGCAGCTGTTCGGGACCGGCCACCTCGAGGTCATCGTTGAGAACAACGACCCGATCGCGCGCTACGTCGAGTATCCGACGAAACCGCACACGATCCGCCCGAAAGCCGACCGCCAGGCGGCGAGCGTCATCGAGACGCGCAAGCCGCGCGGCACCGTGCAGGACGGCCGCGCACATCTGCGCTTTAAGGTCGGCGGCCGCGTCGTCTACGCCCGCGAAGTGCATCACCCGGGGACGCACGGCGCTCATATGCTGAGCCGCGCGCTAGCGGCGCTCGCGGTCGAGTGGAGAGAGATCGCCGAGGACGAGATTGCCCGCACCGCTCGGGAGGTGGGTAGCCTCTGATCGTGCGCCAGTGCAAGCGATGCGGCGGCCGTGAGGGCGCTGTGAGATTCCCGTCTTACCGTGGCGGCTACTGCGTTGACTGCGCGAAAGTGCATCGGCGCGAGCTCTACCTCGCAAACCACGCGCGCGATCGGGCTAAGCAGGCTCAGTATTACCGGCGCAACAGCGACGCCGTGAAAGCGCGGGCGAAAGCGTGGGAACGGGAGAACCGAGAGCGAAAGCGCGCGCGCGATAGGGCTTGGAAGAAGGCTAACCGTGCGCGCCTCAATGAGAGAGAGCGCGCGCGCAGGCGTCGGAACCCCGCGACCGTCAGAGCGAGCGACCAGCGGCGCAACAGGCGCGCCGTTCTCAGCGGCGCGAAGGCTGCGCGGCGAGCTGCGCGGGGAAGCGGGGGCCACGCCTACGGACGTCTCCTGCTACGTGACCCTTGTGCGTACTGCGGCGTCGCCGCGACGGCGATCGACCACATTGATCCGCTTGTCGGCGGGGGCGCGGCGCATTGGGACAACCTCACGGCAGCGTGCGGCCCATGCAACTCGGCGAAGCACGCGACACCGCTGCTGCTGTTCCTGCTCGGAGTGGGGCGCGCGACGTGAGCTCGGCGAACACGCAGAACGACGCGCACATGAGCCTGCGCCGCTGGGCGGCGCTCGTGCTCGGCAACACGCTCGCGGGCAAGCCGTGGACAGTCGTCACGCAGGAACAGGCCGTGCCCGACGAGCGCCGGCCAGTCGCCGTCGTCGCGCCCGCGACCGAGCTCACGACGCTGTTCTACCGGCAGACCAGCGTCGCCGGCGACGTGCGCGTTCAGCAGGGACTCGTCGTCACGGCCTACCCGGAGATGGTCGATGGCGAGGGCAACGCACTCTCCACGCGCGCCGCGCGCCGGCGCGCGACCGAAGTCTCCGACGTGCTGATGAACGCCCTGACGATCGGGCTGGAAGACGACGACGGCTCGGCGCTGTGCGGGCCGTTCGACATCCCGATCTACGACTACGACGGCGTCGAAGTCGAGGGCCCGGAACGCGGGCCAGGTCCGAATCGGCCGTACGGGATGATGGAGGCTCTGTCCTCGAGCGCGGAGCCGATCCCCGACCCCGAAGACGACCGGCGCTACACCGTCGTTCTGAACCTGCGGCTGGCGTGGTGGCGCGCAGGGCGCGCGCGCGCGGGCGGGCCGCCGTCGCAGCAGACGGCCTCGATGCCGGGCGTGTGGGTGCCCTAAACGCTACGAGCGCAGCGAGCCGGAACGCTCCAACCGTCACGCCTCATGCGCCAGATCATCGTGCTAACGGAGGCTGCAGTGCGTCCGAGGGCGCCAGCGATTTCCTCTGTCGTCTCACCGCGCTTCCATCGCGCAGCCACGTCGGCCTTCGCCGCGTGTCTCTCGGCGGCTCGGCAGTTCGCGCAATGCAACGATCCGCTAGCCATTGATCCTCCGCATGTAGGACACGCCTTGCTCCGGGACGTCCGGGCACACAGGGAGCACCATCGTTTGCCGCTGGGGCGGCGTATGTCGTAGGGATGGCCCCGCGGGCAACAAGTCTTTGCGGCGTTCTGCGCAGCGAATGTTCTAGGACTGCGCAGCAACGCAGCGCGACGTGTGGTGGCTTCGTGATGTTCGGGCCTCACACACAGTCGACATAGGCATAGCGCGCTGACGACGAGGCCAGTATCGACGGTCCCGCGAGCATCTTCGTAGGCCAGCGCGTGAGCGCGGCGAACGGCACCATTGAGCGAGAACGCGCCGTAGCCGTCGCTAAGCAAACCGGCGAGCCATATCCAGCACGGACCGAGCTCCGGTCGCTCCGAGGGAAGCGGTCCGTTCTTGTCGACCTTGGTCCAGAAATGAGCCGGTAGTTCAGTGCGCCCCTTGATTCGCTGAATCGTACTCGTGCCCTTTGCGGTTTCGCTTGCGGAGCCGTACTACGATCCCGCGCGATGAGCGACGAGACCGAGCAGGCACAGTCGGCCAGCGGCCAGGGCCGCGGGAAGTCCGCCGCAGCGCCCGCAGCGCCTGCGCCGCCCGCAGCGTCCCCGGATCCCGCGCCGGAGGTACCGCAGCAGTTCACGATCGCCAAGCTCGTTCAGCGAGCCGAGGCGCTTCTCGAAGTCGCTCCGCACGTCGTCGTCGCGGCGCTGCATGACCTCGAGCAGGACGCGACGCTCACGCTCGACGACGCCAAGGCGAAGGTCAAGAAGTACCTCGAGACCGCCGAGGTGCGCGACGGCCGTGAGTCGGCCGCCGAGGAGAGCTCATGAGCGGCGGAACCTTCGTCAAGCCAGCGCTCCCCGGCTCAGCGATCACCTTCGTAGGGCAGCCGATACAGCGCGTCGCACCGTCCTTCGCCGACGTAGTTGCGCTGCCTGTGACGCACACGTGGGGCCCGACGAACGAACCGACGCTGCTCGAACAGTTCTCCGACTGGGAAGCGCTGTTCGGCCCCGACGAATCCGAGGGCCGTCGCGCGGTCCTGCAGGCCTTCGCCGGCTCGAACCTGCCCGGTCGCGGCGGCGCCGGCGGCGTGTACGTCTCGCGTCTGGCCGGCTCGGAAGTCGCCAAGGCCGCGATCACGCTCACGAACACGAAAACGGCCGAACAGGCGCTGAAACTGAAAGCGGTCTACAACGGGACCGCCGGCAACCAGATCTCCGTCGAGGTCGAGCATGACCCGAACACGTCAGGCAACGACCTGCTGATCGTCTTCTTCCGCGGCATCGAACGCGAGAGCTACAGCTACCTCGCGACGAACATCAAAGAACTCGCCGAACAGATCGAAAAACTGTCTGGGCTGCTCGACGTCGAAGGCACCGTTATCACCGGCACGGGCCTCACGCAGATTTCCGCCACGGCGCTGACCGGCGGCAACGACGGGCTGACGCTGACGGGCACGCAGTACACGAACTTCCTGAACTCGATGAGCTTCCGCCCGTTCAGCCTCATCGCCTACGACGGCACGACGACGTCGATCATGCTCCAATTCAACGCATGGCAGAAGGAACAGGCGGCGGCCTTCCGGCCGGTCATGTTCTTCTGCGGGGGCGCCGTCGGCGACACGGTCTCCGCGGCCGCGACGCGCGCAGGCGAACTCGCCGACCCGCATGCGGTCACGCTGGGCGTCGGCGAATACTCCGACGATCTGCTCGAACGGACCCTCAGCACGGCCGAACTCGCTCCTCGCATCGCCGGCATCTGCGCCGCGCGCGGGCAGAAGGCCAGCTTGACCTTCGCCGACCTCGGTGGCCTGCACGCCGTCGGCTCCACGGCGCCGAGCGAGTCGCAGCTCATCGTGCTCATGGAAAAGGGCGTGACGGCGATCCGCCAGACGGAGGATCCGGAAACGGATCTCATCATCTCCAAGGGCGTCACGACGTTCACGTCGAAGACGACCGCCGGCAAACCGTACGAAGTGTTCTCCGACCCGCGCC